ATCATTTGGATGAAGGAAGTTCTATTAATGTGGCCAGCCAAACATATGTTGTTTTGTCTGCCAACCAAACATCCAATACAATTACTGTATTTCCTAGAGTAACAAGCAATCTAAATAGTGTTCCGGTCAACGTATATTTGCCTGTAGTTCAATATAATACACAAACACCATATGGTTCTATGACTATGAATATGGATATGAATGGTAATGTGTCACCTTCAAGAAATAGTCAGCAAAGTATGCAACAGGCATTACAAGCTATACAAAGTTTGATGCAATCAGCAGAAGCTGGTCAAAAATTTCTATTTGGTGATGCTTCTGGTATTATGAGTCAACTCTTTAATCGTATACCCAACAATATTCGTGCTACAGTTCTTTCTGAAATTGCACAAATAGCAAAAGCAAAATTAGACCCCACACATAAAAAGAATAAGTCTGGTTCTTTTCCATTTCAAATTTTTTAGGATAGTTTAATGCAAAACGACAATCAAACTGATAGAAAGAAAACACCACCATCATGGCAACAACCATCTGATCCAAATAAATCGGGTCATGAATATCCCAATTATTTTGTGTGGCAAACCAGAACTGGAAACATTCCCCTAAGAGTCGATGATACTGAAGGAAATGAATCGATATCAATGCAACATCGTTCTGGTTCTATGATTCAGTTTCTTCCTAATGGTGGCATTCAGACAGTTGCATCCAAAGGTAAAACTGAAATTGTATTTGGTCAGAGCAGAAGTTTGATAACTGGTGCACAAGATCATACTGTACGAGGTGATAGTAGCATTCGAACAGAAGGTTCAAGAAGAACAACAACTTTGGGAGATGATGAAACAACTACCAAAGGAAAATCTATTTCTACTGCCAAATCTGTAAGTGTTACTGCAGGAGAACATTTTGATGTTGCGGCTCAATCATTCACTGCCAAAACAAAAGGTATGCTTCTTCAAGCTACAGATGGTCCTGTTACATTATCTTCAACAGGTTCTGCTACATTATCTTCAGAAGAAGGATCAGCAGGCATTAATGCTACTAAAGGATCAGCTATTATGCAAGCAGCACAAAAAGTTGCAATCAAAAGTTCTGAAGTTCATATTATGGGTGGGGGGGCAGCACAAATAGCATTCAAGGATGGTAAAGTTTATATTAATTGTGGTGTTGCAATTTCACCCCCTGCTGCTTGGACCACTAGAGCCGCCGGATCATCAACACCCGAACCAGATACTAGAGTGGTATAAATAAAAACATGATAGTACAAAAAGTCACAAGAAAATACGATTATTCTGATCTGGACTTAGATTTTCTAGCACATCCTACTACGGGAGATGTTGTCAAGAAAACTGGTCTTGATGCAATTAAACGATCAGTTAGAAATCTCATTTTAACCAATTACTATGATCGTCCATTTAGACCAGGAATTGGGTCTAATGCACAAAAGATTTTATTTGATAATATCAATCCATTTACAGCCAATTTTCTAAAAGATGCCATTATAGAAACAATTTATAACTTTGAACCTAGAGTGAAATTGGCAGAAGATCAAAATGATGGTGTAATCGTGAGTGTAAATGCAGATAATAATGGTTATGATGTACGAATCACGTTTACTATACTAAATAGTGGAGCACCAGCCACAATTTCACTTTTTCTTGAGAGACTTAGATAAAAATGTCATTAGAAAAATCAGCCCTTCGTATTACCGAATTAGATTTCCTTTCTATCAAAGAAAATTTAAAGAATTATTTACGTTCACAGAACGAATTTTCGGATTTTGATTTTGATGGATCGGGAATGTCTATATTATTAGAAATTCTTGCATTAAATACTCATTACATGGCATATTATACCAACATGGTTGGCAATGAAATGTTTTTGGATACTGCTCAAGTTCGTGATTCTATTGTTTCACATGCCAAATTAATGAATTATGTTCCTGGTAGTTCACAAGGTTCACTTGCCAAAGTAAATATTAAAGTAACTCCTTCGAATGTTGAGAATAACACATCAACATATTTGACTCTTAACAAGTATACACGATTTCTGGGAAAAGATAAAAGTGGTATTAACTATCCATTTGTTAATTTATACTCTAATACAGTAAGTAAAACGGACGGAACATTTAACTTTTCCAATGTGGCAATCAAACAAGGAGAAGTTATTACTTTACAATTTCTTGTTGATCCAACAAATGATACTAGACGTTTTGAAATTCCATCAGCAAATGTTGACACAGAAACCATTGTTATTTCTGTTCAAGAATCTTCAAGTAATACAGACACAACAATCTATAATCTATATGAAGACATAACAGAAGCCAATTCTAACTCATCAATTTATTTTATTGAAGAAAACGAAAAGCAAACATATACACTATACTTTGGTGATGATGTTATTGGAAAAAGACCCAAGGATGGCAATATTGTTATTTGCACATATCTAGATAATACTGGTTCTATATCCAACAACATATCCAAATTCGTTGTATCTCAAGATATTGGTGGTTTTAAAGACAATGTTATCGTTTCTTCTGTTTCTGGTTCATATGGTGGAATAGATAAAGAAACAATCGAACAAGTTCGTTTTCGTGCTCCTTACTATTACAGCACACAAAATCGTGCTGTCACCAAAAATGATTATGAAACACTTATCCTTAAAAACTATAATAATATTGATGCGGTTTCTGTATGGGGTGGTGAAGAAAACGATCCTGTTGTGTATGGTAAAGTTTTCGTTTCGTTAAAAACTAAAGGTAATTATCAACTAACCAATCTTGAAAAGGAAGAAATTAAAACCGATCTTATACAAAAAAGAAATGTTTTAACTGTAACACCAGAAATCATTGATCCTGATTATGTTTATTTGATTGTAAAAGGAAATGTATATTACAATTCACAGATTACTTCATTAACAGATGGTGATATTAAGCAACTAGCTATTGCAGCAATACAGGATTATGTTGGAAACGAATTGAATACTTTTGATTCTGTTTTTCGTAAATCTAAGTTGCAATCATATATTGAAAATTCAGAGAAATCTATTACAGGAACAGACCTAACAATTCTTGTTCAAAAGAGAATTTTAATAGACACTCTTCGAACCAGAAACTATACACTGAATTTTGACATTCCATTAGTCAAGTCTTTAGGAACAGACACTTTTGTTCATAGTTTTCCTGAAATAACAGTATTTGATTCTGCTGGTATTGCCAGAAATGTTTTCGTTGAAGAAACACCAGTAATTAACACTGGTATTGATAGCATTAAAGTTTTGAATTCTGGCATAAACTATGAAACTGCTCCAACAGTAACCATAATTGGTGATGGTTCTGGTGCCAAGGCTGTTGCAGAAGTTGTTGGTGGAAGACTTAGTAAAATTACAATTACCAATCCAGGTGAAAACTATTCATCTGCCATTGTTGAATTGAATGGTGGTGGTGGATCAGGAGCATCTGCTTCTGCAGTCCTACAATCTAGATTGGGAATTTTGCGTTCTTATTACTTCACAACCAATCGTGAAAAAATTATTGTAAATTCTAATTTTGGTAGTATAGATTATGATGCAGGAAAAATTACTTTTAACAGTCTCAGAGCCACAGATGTTCTGGAAAATGATTACTATCCTAAAGGATATTTAACATATGCAATTCCAGTCAAAGAGGAAAACATACACACAATTAGAAATAGAATATTGTCAATTGATATCAATGATTCAAGAAGTATTCAAATAGTAACGGTTGCTGAATAATATGATTTCTAACAATAAAATCAGCAATTTAATAAAAACACAACTTCCTTTTTTCGTTCAAAACGATCATGCTAATTTTATTCGTTTTCTAGAAGCTTACTATGAATACTTAGAACAAAACGATAAAGCAGTCAATGTTGCCAAAAATCTAAAAACATTTCGTGATATTGATCTAACTGAAGATCAATATGCACAAAAGCTTTATGATACATTCATGAAGTATTTACCCAATGATGTTTTGGCAGACAAAACAATAATAATTAAACACATCAAAGACTTTTATCGAGCAAAGGGTACTGAAAAAGCTACTCGTTTTTTGATGAGAATTCTTTATGATATTGAAATTGATTTTTATTATCCCAAGAAAGACATTCTTCGTGCTTCTGACGGTAAGTGGTACATTCAAAAGTCTTTAAGAATTACTGATACCCAAGTATCAAATGTTGTAAATTCTGCCATAACAGGTTTGGAAAAATATATAAGAACAACGATTAAAGGCTCATATTCAAATACAACAGCAACAGTAGAAAAAGTAGACCGTTATTATGATCAAGGAACATTAATTGACGAATTAATTTTGTCAAATATAAATGGTTCTTTCATAAATGGAGAAATAATTTATACAATAACTGGAGATACTTTTATAAGCTCAAATGTATTTGGTGGTATTATTAACAGTATCACAATAACAAATGCTGGAACTGGTTATTCAATTGGCGACCCCGTTTTAATACTTAGCAATACAGGATATGGTGCATGTGCCACAATTGCGTCTGTGACTACAGGAAACATTTCTTTCATAACGGTTCTTTCTGGTGGTGCAGGCTATCAAAATTCTTCTAACGTTCTCATTACAGGTGGTGGTGGATCAGGAGCACAAGCAATTGTATCTGCTGTTGATTTAACAGAAACATATCATCCCAATTCATATAATATTGTTGCCAGCACAATCAATTTAGAAGCAAATACTGCAATCAATAATACTGTGTATAGTAATTTAAATTCATCTAATGCAAACGTTTCTATTTCAAATGCTGTTAGTTATTGGACTTATTCTAATACTGGTCCCGTCAAAACAATTTCATTGATATCTGCAGGTTCAAATTATACCACTATTCCAGATGTATCTGTTTCTGTTAATACTGCAATATACTCATTAGGTATTTTAGGAAGAATGAGTATTGTTGATGGTGGTCAAAATTATAAAATTGGTGATACTATTGAATTTTTAAATAAAGTTGGTTGTTATGGTGTTGGTGCACTAGGTAATGTCACTAATGTAGACACAAGTAAGTCCAATGCCATATCTGCAGTAAAATTTGTTCAAATGCCAGGACATATTATTGGTGGTGCTGGTTATGATATGAGTTGCCTTCCTATAGCCAATGTTCGTTCTTCTACAGGAAATGGTGCTAATATTGTTGTAACCAATATTCTTGGTACAGGAGCAAGTGAAGTTGCTATTACATCATCTATTGGCTCTATAGAAAGAATTGTTATTTCTAACAGAGGGGTGAACTATGATAACAATACTAAAATAGATTTGACTCAATCAGGAGACGGTACAGCACAAGCAACATTTTCTGTAATTGAAGGTGTTTATTCATATCCAGGTAGATTCTTGAATGATGATGGACAAGTTAGTGCATATAACTTCTTGGAAGACCGTGATTATTATCAAGAATTCTCATATGTTATTAGAAGCACCAAATCAACAATAGATTATCGTGATGCCATAAAAAACACAGTTCATCCTGCTGGCATGAAACTTTTTGGTGAATATTTATACTTAAGCCAGCCAGAAAATACAACATGCCCATGCAATGGAAATAATTCATTACAAATGATTTCTATCATTAAACCTTATGTGAAAACTGGAAATACTATCAACATATCATATTCTTCACATGGTCTATCAACCAATTCTAATGTGACACTAGAATTCTTGAGTGGTGGTTATAGTAATGTTCAAAATGGAATTTATATGATATCCAACACAACAATAAATTATTTTGAAATTATACAATATGTTGCCAATTCTAACAATACAACAGGAAACGTTTTGGTTGGTGTTTATAGAACATAAATAATGAAACCTAGGTAAAAGGATTAATAACAAAAATGTCATCATCTACGTTTATTGATTTGAGAGTCAATAATGCTGAACAATTCAAAAATTCTGTGACGGGTACTCCTAATACCAAAATGTTTCTAGTTTTTGGAAAAATTGATTCGTGGGCCAATGATTTATCTCCCGATATTGCCAACACTTCAATGAATATGATGTATGAAGTTTGGGATAATATGATAGGCGGAAAAAGAATCTTGGGTGGTGACATGTATCATGTTATTCCTCGTCATAATTGGTCGTCAAATACCGTCTATACTGCATATGATGATAAAAGCACAACATTATATGACAGCAACACAATCTTCTATGTGATGAATAGCACATATTCAGTATATAAGTGTATTGCCAACAACTATGGTAAAGTCTCAACTATCGAACCAACATCAGTAAATCCAGAAATTGTCAGTACTACAGGAGATGGTTATTCTTGGAAGTATATGTATACTGTCAGTGATTCAGAAAAATTACGATTTGTCACAGATGCATATATTCCTGTAAAAACTTTAACAGGTGATGATGGCTCTTTACAGTGGCAAGTACAAAATACTGCTATTTCTGGTGCTATCAATAATATTGTTGTGACAAATTCAGGAAACAATTATACAAATGTTTCAAATATTTCAATTGTTATAACAGGAGATGGTTCATCAGCTTCTGCTATTCCCACCGTCAATACAACGACTAATACTATATCGAGTATTGTGATTACAGATTCGGGAAAGAATTATACATATGCAACTGTTTCTATTACCGATAAAGGACTAGGAGCAGGAGCAAATGCACGTGCAATCATATCTCCCTTTAATGGACACGGAACAAATCCTGTTTATGAACTTGGTGGTAAAAATATTCTTATAAATGCTAAATTAAGATATACCGAAGAAGGTGTTCTTCCTGTTGGAAACGATTATAGACAAATAGCAATTTTAAAAGACCCATATTATTATAATACAGGAATACCTGCTTCTAATCTAGCTTTTGTTCAAGCATTGACACTAGTATGTGATGGTGTTGGTGATTTTCAGTCAGACGAAATTGTTTATCAAGGTACAAATTTTGCTCAATCATCTTTCTCTGGAAGAGTTGTGTCTTGGGATTCCACTACAAGTAAACTATTGCTTATAAATACAAAAGGAACACCAACAATTTCACAATCTGTTATTGGTGTAACAAGTTTCACAACCAGAGTTGCAACAAATTACACTAACGGTACAATGAAAAAGTTTTCTGGTAGATTGCTATATGTCGATAACATTAAACCAATTACCAGAGCAACCGACCAAATAGAGAACTTTCAGATACTATTAAAATTTTAAAGGAAACATAAAAAAATGGCAGTTGATGCTAATTCATCTTTTGACACAGCAAACAATAGCAGTCTTGTAACAGATTTTAATGTATCCCCTTATTATGATGATTACGACAAGGCCAAAAACTTTTATCGTATTCTCTATAAACCTGGATATCCTGTACAGGCTCGTGAACTTACACAGATGCAAACTATTCTTCAAAACCAGATTGCAAGATTTGGTAAGCATGTGTTTAAAGAGGGAAGCATTGTTCTACCAGGAGCCTTTCTACTTCGTGCAAGTCGTGCTGATTCCAAAGGAAATCCTATCGATTATGTCAAGATCAAAAATAACGATACATCCAATAACACAGTAGATATCACTCAATTTAAAAATCAACTTGTCAAAGGTGCCAGCAGCAACATTTCAGCATACATTGTTGATGTTCTTGAAACAGATGGAACAACTGCCAATACCAAAACTCTTTATGTAAATTATTTGGGTGCAAGTCCTGCCAATTCTTCAATTACCAAGTTTATTGCTGGTGAAACACTTACATCAAATGTTGGAACATCAATTGTTCTTGACACTGATCCTGTAGCCAATGTTGGTTATTCTTCATGGTTTAGTATTGATGAAGGTGTATTTTATGCCAAAGAACATTTCATTTATTTTCCTTCACAATCTGTTGTTCTTTCTAGATATAATGATGTTCCAACTTGCAAGGTTGGTTTCTATATTTCTGAAAAGATTATTAATCAAACAAACGACACAAGTCTTCTTGATCCTGCACTAGAATCATCAAACTATTCTGCCCCTGGTGCAGATCGTCTACAGCTTGTAAGTGAATTAACAGTTACAGATATTAATGATACTGTTGGACCACCAAACTTTGTAACTCTGTTTACAATTAAAGATGGTATTATTCAAACTCTTAATGAAAGATCATCTTATAACATTCTAGGAGACGTTATGGCTTCTAGAACATATGATGAGTCTGGTGATTATGTAACCAAGGGAATGACTGTTCAAATTTCAGAACATGATAAGATTGATTCACCTACACCTAACTATGGACGTTATGCAAACGGTAATAATAATCTTTTGGTTGTTTCTGTTGATCCTGGTTATGCATATGTTAAGGGATATGGTGTTCCTAATTATGATAAACAAGAAATTGATGTTTCCAAGCCATTAAACTATAGAAACGTTTCAACACAGCTTTCTACAACTACAATGGGCCAATATGTTCGTGTTAATGAATATGTGGGTTCATGGCAAGTTGACCAAAGCAATCGTGTATATTTCTATGATGTTGCTCAAAAGAGAATTACCAATAACGGTAATACTTCTGGTGGTAAATGGTCTACTGCTGCACAAACTGGTAATAATATCGGTTCAGCAATTATTAACTCCATTCAATATGTTTCTGGAACACCTGGATATGATGCTCAGTTTGATCTTTATCTTTCTGACATTACAATGAATGGAACAAATACTTTTGCTAATGTAAAAAGCATTTATAACGATAATCCATCTTATGCTGATTTTGGTGCAGACATTTATGGTTCTAATACTTATCTACGTGAAGTTAATAAATCAGCACTTCTATATTATGTCGGTTCTGACTATGTCAAAACTGTTCGTGATTCTACAAATTCACCCAAAACCTCTTATTACTTCAACAAGACTGCTGGTATTTCTTCTGCTCTATCCTTTAGTACAGGTGGCACACTAACTTTAACACACACTGGTCCTGTTAATGAAATTCTACCATATGGCACAACCACATTAGCTTCAGCCGATATTCTACAAGATATTATAGTTACTTCCGGTTCAAGCTTTAATATTGGTCCTCTATCAGGAACAGTTGCTGGTTCGGGATCAACACTTACTGGTGTTGGAACATATTTCAGTCGTCTTAATGTTGGTGATAAAATTCAAATATCAGGTCTTTCAAATACATGGTACGTTACTGCAATTGCCAATAACACAAGTTTGACCGTTTCTAACACAATTCCTGCTTCTGTTACTAGCAATACCATTTTCAAAGCCTATAAAAATGGTGATATTATCGATTTCACAGGAAAGGGTGTAACTGCTGGTGCTGCTAGAACAGTTTCATCAACACCAACAACACTAACCTTTGATATGAAGGAAACTCTTCCTTCAACAATGTCAACAACAATCAATTATAAAATTGCCACAACAAATTCAACCGAAGCAACCAAAACACTAAATCCCAACAGATATGTTGTTATTAATTGTGCAACAGCCGGTACAACCGGACCATTCTGCCTTGGTTTTTCAGACGTGTATCGTATCAAGAAGATTGTACAGAAAACAGGTTCTGCTCCTACATCATTAACAGATGGAACAGATGTTACTGCATTCTTTGCTCTAGATAATGGTCAAAGAGATACTATGTATGATTTGGCCAAACTTAATAAATCTAATAGTGTTACATTATCAGGAACAGATTATCTTCTTGTTCAGTTGGATTATTTTACACCCAATTATACAGGTAAGGCTGGATACTTCTCTATCAATTCTTATCCAATTGAAGATAATGATGCCAATAGCACAAACTCTACAATTCGTACAGAAAATATTCCTGTATATGTTTCGCCAACATCTGCGTTAAGATACGATCTTCGTAATCATATCGACTTCCGTCCAATCAAGAACATTACTGCTAATGATGCCACAACAGTTGCTGGAGCTACAAACAATCCATCAAATGTTTCATCATCTTATGTGGTTTCTGCTTCTGGTCTTCATTTCCCAGTACCAGACGATTCACTTTCATACGATTATTCTTATTATCTTGGAAGAACAGATATTGTTGTTTCTGATAAAGATGGAAACTTTACAGTAACATCTGGTGTTCCTACAGAGGTTCCAATAACACCAACACCTCTAGATTCACAAATGATTTTGGCAATTCTTAATATTGCACCATATCCTTCTCTTTCTCCAGCATATGCCAATGCTCTAAGAAGAAAAGATTTGTCTTGCAATGTGAAAAAAGCAGCAAATCGTGTTTATACAATGAGAGATATTGGTGTTCTTGATAAAAGAATCCAAAATCTAGAATATTACACATCACTTACTCTACTCGAAAAGGATGCATTAAATCTCAAGATTGTCGATGAAAATGGTCTTGACAGATTTAAGAATGGCATCTTCGTTGATACCTTTAAAGACACATCACTTACTGCCAAAGGTGTTGATCCTGATTACAGAATCGTTACTGATCCAGTAGAACTTTGCATTCGTCCACTTTTCTCAACTGAATCAGTAGGTTATGATTTTATTGCTGGTTCGGGTGTTAAGGTTCATGATAATGGTATTGTCACACTAAACTACACAGAAGCACAACAATTTACACAACCAAGAGTGACCGATGTTCGTCTTCTTGAACGTGGTACTTTCACATTCCAAGGTGAAATGACACTCTTCCCCAATGAAGATATTTGGGTCGATACCTCATTTGCTCCTGATGAAATTGTAAGTATAGAAACATCCAATACTCTTATTGACGTAACTGTAACTGGTCCTGACACACAAAATCAAAAGGCCAGCATTGTTAAAAATCTCATCAACACAACATGGGAAAACTGGAAAGCTTCTATCACTGGTTATAATCTATACAGAGGTGAAGGTGCAGCTAAAACCTTTGTTGGAACATATACTTCTGAAGAAGCTGCTAAATTAGCAGCATCAGCTTGGACAACACAACAAAATGGTGGTGCAGCCACCCTTGAAACCATCTTCAATAACTCAAGAATTGGAACTAACTACTTTGCCAACCAAAGCTTGGATAATGGTGTTGGTGGTGCTAAGTTAATTTCTTCAGATATTATTCCTTATATTCGTCCACAAAAGCTTGCTTCTCTTTGTGTTGGACTCAAAGGATATTCCAAGATGTCTGTATTCTTTGATGGGGTTAATGTTACCAAATACTGCACACCATTAAATGAAGCACAATTTAATAACTGGATTTCTGGTGGAACATTAATTGCTGATACCAACGGTAATCTGCCTGTTGAAGGAAGTGATTTGATCGTTGATACTACTGGCACATTAAGATTCCTATTCAGAATTCCTTCTGATAGCCCTAAGTTTAGAACTGGACAGAGAAGACTTGTTGTTGTTGACAATACTAACGTTGATGCACAAACATTAGCTTCTACTGATGATGCTTCAACCGTAGCATCTTCTGTATTCTTTGCTGAAGGAACTAAACAAACTCTACAAAGAACTGTTTATTCTACCAAGGGAAATCTAGTAACAACAGAACCAACAGAACAATCTTATACATCTGACTCATTGCAAGTTCTTCAAAATACTTGGACACCACCTCCACCACCCAAAGGACACTGCTGTTTTGATGCAGATGCCAAAATTCTAATGGCAGACTTGACACTCAAAGCAATCAAAGACGTTGTTCCTGGTGATAAGGTTGTCGGTGATAATAATACTGTCAACACAGTATGTCATAATAAGAAAGTTCCTGTTGGTGAAAGAAAGATGCTCAAACTAAAGGATGCCACTTTCTATACAACGGACGACCACTTGTTCTTGACTAAGAAGGGTTGGAAAACATGGAGACCAGATGTTGTTCTATCAGATTCTAAACATGCTATTAACCAACAATATTTGATTGGTGAAAATAGAATCAAACCTATTGATTTGTATGATGAACTCAAGAAAGTAAGTGTTAATAATAGTAATGTGTTTGAATACTTTGTTCCTTATGCTGATGTGCAAGCAGAAGAACATAAATTCGATCCAAATCATATGGTTTATGACTTGGAACTTGATGGAAACAAAACATATATTGTCAACAATTACATTGTTCACAATTGTTGTGTGGCTTATACTGTATTGATGAGAGCACCAGATGATGAAGAAGGATTGTTCGTTTCCAGCTTTGATGTCTTTATTGCTCGCAAATCAACAACCAGAGGTCTTTGGTTTGAATTGAGAGAAGTTAGTAATACAGGTCAAGTTACAAATACACAGGTTCCTGGTACTCGTGTTTATGTTCCAAATACACAGATTACAGAATCTACAAATGGACGTAACAATCCATTGAATGTTAAGTTTACTGCACCAGTATTCTTGATGAATAAGAAAGAATATGCTTTCATTATTCACTCAATGTCACCTGATCCATTTAATGTTGATCCTGATACACAGATTTGGATTAGTCGTCTTGGTCAAACTGACATTAACACCAATACCAAAGTTAATGATAGACAGGGTGCTGGTCAGTTCTTCCAAACAACCAATAACTCAAATTGGTATACCGTTCCAGACATGGATATGACAATCAATGTCTATCGTGCTAAGTTTACATCAGGAAGCACATATTTCACTGCTGGCAATAAGCCTCTTGAAAGAATGCTACTTACCAATCTAAGTCAGTCTCTCAAATCAAAAGTTGGTGAAGACTTTACTTCTGGTGATCGTATCACACTTTCTGGTGCCAACGGTACAATTTATGTTGGTAACACAATTACTGGTAATATTTCTACTGGTAATGCTAATGGATATGTAATTGCAATTCCTGGAACAAACCAATATCTAATGTCTAATACACATTATAGGATTGGTGAAAAGGTTAACATCTATAACAATGGTGTTTATGCCAACATTACTGCAACAATCTCTGCTGTAGCAAATGCTTCTGCTACACTAACATATATCGACGAATCAGCAACCAATGTATACACCGAATGGTCATTCTCATCTGGCAATTTCAAGGCCAATGATAAGATTTGGTGTATCTCAGGAGATGGTTCAGGATTTAGTGCTAATATTGCTAATATTAGTAATTGGACATATTCAGCTATGAGTTTGGAACCAAGAACATTAGATTTCGTCAAGACATCTATTGATTTTGAAACCGACACATATGCCAAAGATGCCACTTCAACAAGTGGCTTCGAACAGATTTTTGCTTCTGATACTCATTACTTCAAAGAGCAAAAATCACTTTATGGTAGAACCAACGAAACAAATAATATTTCTGGTAATCATTCTAATATACTTAAAGTAAATATGGCATCATTGTCTGAGTATGTTTCACCAGTATTTGATCTTGATACCTCTCATACAATCTTTGTTGAGAATCTAATTAATGCTAATACTGTTGACGAAACAGCTTCATCTGGTGGTCAAGCACTTAATAAATACATTTCTCAAACTATTACCTTGGCTGATGGACAAGAAGCAGAAGACCTTAATGTTCTTCTTACTTCATATCGTCCTCCAGGAACAGATGTTATTGTGTATGTGAAGCTTCTTCATCAAGAAGACAACGAAACATTTAAACAAAAACCCTGGTTACAAATGGTTAAAGCTAATGGTGGGGACGATGTGTACTCATCTATCTCTGATAGATACAATTATAAGGAATATAAGTATCTATTACCAACAGCCTCTATGACTGGTGCTGCAGGACAAGTACAATATACAAATGGTTCAGGAACAACCTTTACTGGTTACAAGTACTTTGCCATCAAGATTGTTCTAACTGCTGATAATCCAGCCATTGTTCCTAGAGTAGCAGATTTGAGGTGTATTGCACTTCAAATCT